TTCTTTTAGGTGGAGCAGAGGCAGGTGCGGATACAGCAAAAGATCAATTTGGGGCATTTCTTGGGGGTGAATCCAATACCAAATTACTAAAGGCACTAATTGCATCTCAAACAATTAAATCATCTCTTGGTCAAAATGTTTTATCAAGACAATATGGTGTAGTGATAAATCCAAATTTAGAACTTCTTTTTGATAGTCCTTCACTCAGAGATTTTTCTTTTAGTTTTAAAATGACTCCAAGATCAAAAGACGAAGCAATAAAAGTAAGAACTATTATAAGATACTTTAAACAGGCAATGTCGGTAAAGAGAAGTAAGTCTGTTCTTCTTCTAAAGGCACCACATACTTTTAGAATTCAATATAAAACATCAAATCAAGATCACCCATACCTAAATCGTTTTAAAGAATGTGCTCTTACTAATTGTAGTGTAAATTATACTCCCGATGGTTCATATATGAGTTATGACGATTCCGATCCCGATGGAAGATCTATGACCGCATATGAACTTTCACTCAGTTTCCAAGAACTTGAACCAATCTTTGATGATGATTATGATGATGGAGATAACTTACCAACAAATATAGGTTATTAAAATGGCATCATATTTCCGTCAGGTTCCAAACTTTGATTATGTAAGTCGGATTGCAGAATCCAAGAACATATCAGATTATATACAAGTCAAAAATTTATTTAAGAAAGGAAGTCTTCGTCCTGATATTTTTCAGGAACTTGCGTTTTTTGAGAAATATCAGATTCGGGGAAATGATCGTCCTGATAATGTTGCAGAAGATTTTTATGGTGAGTCAACTCTTGATTGGGTGATTTTACTATCAAACAATATCGTTAATATTCAATCAGAATGGCCTCTTCTACAAGATGATTTAGATCGTTATTTGGTTGAAAAATATGGTGATTATGATGTTCTTTATAATGGTATTCATCACTATGAAACTTCAGAAATTAAAAACAGTCAGGGAGTTACGATTGTTCCTTCAAGTCTTGAAGTAAGTTCCCCATATTCTGTAAGTTATTATGATTACTTTATAGATTCTCAGGTAGATACGGGAAATATAGCAGTTCCTGTGACGAATTATGATTATGAAATTAAACTAGAAGATGCAAAAAGAAATATTTACTTACTCAAACCAACATACTTAAATATTGTGGTTAATGATATGGATAATATTATGCCATACAAAAAAGGGTCTTCACAATATATTAGTGAAGACCTTAAACGTGGTGATAATATCAGAATTTATAGTTGATTTTTATTCTGCTAATCTGGAAAAATATGAGAGGGCATCGTCTTCGTCTTCACTTGAGGAATCCAAAGAATTGAATGTTTCTTTGATTTCATCAGATTGACATTCACGATGAGAACTCTTGAAATCTGGAGTATATGATCCACGATCATTATCCTCGTCTTCAACTTCCTCATCCATACGACGATTTGTTGGTTTCTGTCCCAATACCATTTTCAGACGTTTTTCAAGTTCTTCATAGGACTTGAATTGATCTGGTGCGGTAACTGCTGCCAGAGAATACTCTTTCTTCCAGAGTGCTTCCATCGCATCATCATCACTCAATAAAGGTTCAGATGGTCCGAACTCAGACTTATCATAATTCCAATAACCATCCTTCTTAACGATCTTCAGTTTGAAGTTTGCTCCTTGCCATAGATCAAAAGGATTGATTGGTGATTCGTCCTCAAATTCTGGTTGCATTGCTTCCATAATCTTATCAAAGATTTTCTTTCCATACTTAAACAGAAATACTTTACCTTCATTCTGAGGATTTGTGGGATCCTTTACAACATATATGTTAGAGTAATATGACAACTTACGTTTTTGCTTACGAACAGTTTCCTTATTTGATTCGGTTCCTGTATTCCACAGATCTCGGTTGTGTTCTCCAAGAGGATCTTTACCACCAATAGTCGTCAGTGAGTTTTCAATATACCATCCACCAGGTCCTTGAAATGCGTGTGAATACATCTTTGCCCAGGGAAGTTCTTCACCATCAGGGGCAGGTAGAAAACGAATCACTGCGAAACCATTACCAGTTTTATCAACTTCGGGTTTCCAGAGACGTTCATCGGCACCACCACCGGTAGAACTCATTTTTTCAACTTCTTTGACCAGTTTAGAAGTCAAAGAACCAAGTTTAGATTGTTTTTTTAGATTTTCAAATGACATTTGATTTTCCTCGTATTTGTGAGATTTGGCTTTTGTGACTTTGCTTTGGGATCATCCAGCCCAATATATTCTACAGATCTGAACCAGTTCTGTCAATCTGATCTTTCATTTTATCAAGCATTTTTGCAAGATTTCCAAAAATCACATTCATATCTACACCAGAAGGAAGTCCCATTGCCGATGCGGATTCAGAGATCCGTGATTTCATTTCTTTTGCTTCTGGAGCATCGGATAAACTTAGACGAGTATAGATTGTTCTTTGCTTATCTAAAAGTTTTTCAAGAAGATTTACGTGAGATATTTTTTCATCACGATCCATCAGATGAAACTTAAAGACATTATTATAAACACTTTGTTGAAGTTCTGCAATTTCTGCCATTTCAGAACGAACAATATCAGATTTAAAAAAATTCATTTTCCTCCAAAAACGATATCTTTCAAAATTTTCTTATAATGAGATACATCTATATGTAGGAATGGAGAGTATTTTTTGATTCTTCGACTTACAGTTTCCCATACAGGATCTTTAAGTTTCTTATCAAAGTCATTCCCGTACAGGAATATTTTATCACAGATTACCATAGTTTCAAGGCTTAATTTGCCACTCAGGAACTTTTTGAGAAGAGGTGGATGTCCTTTGGAGCACTCAAATACTTTCTTAAAATTATACTCGGCAAATAAACTTTCACATTCTTCTTTGAAAAGGTATGAAAGTGACTGAATTTTTCTTTGCCATTCATTATAATTTTGATCTCCTGTTTTTATTATCTCACCGATCCATAAGGATTCAGAGTCATTACAAGAAACAAAATTTGAGATAAAAAAATCTTCAATTTCTTTATCCGTTCTTTGCCTGGATATCTTTTCAAACCAAAAACGATCACGTCTCTTATAAAAGGACTCTAGTGATGCTCTGGTCTTTTTACAATATTTGTAATAATCATAAGAATCTTTTGTAAAATGATTTTTGAGTGCCAGATAGGTTTTATAGCAGTCAAAGGGAGTCATTTTTCAAAAAAAGTAATAGGGGCAATTTTTTGCCGGGAAATTTTTACCCCCCAAAATGGAATTAAAACAAATATTTTGGAATGAATGGAAGATTTTTATTAGTCCATTCTAGCAACCAGACAATGTTGGCATCTTTATAACACAATTCATCTAAAATTACGCCATAATCAGACTCAACGTGAAGAGCATCATTTAAATTTATAGAAATTTGATTTAAATCAGTATCATTATGATTCATCCCAATTGATTTAACATTTATATTTTCAAATTCAACATTATCAATTTTACCAATCTCAAAATAATCACAAACTAAATTTAAAGTTTTTTTCTTATTTAAAAAAAATTCGTTGGATTCTATCCAAGTAATATTTTGATCTTCCAAAATCCACATAATCCTATTTGCCCATAAAAAAATATTTATTTTATCTATAGTATTAAACTCTATGTTTTTGAGGCTAGGGTGAATGTTACTGCGAAAATATTCATAATAATAATCAATATAATGTGTTCGATATTGAAATAATATTTTAAATAAATGTTGTTTTAGTTTTCGATATAAAAATATTTTTTTTCCATTTATTTGATATGCAAAATGGCACAAACCACTTGGAAGTTTGACTATGGCGTCATCATAATTATCAACAAAATGAAAAAAATTAATATTGTGTTGAATTACTTGATGTGTCCAAAACGGTTCAGAATATACAGATGCAGACTCTTTTAACATAGAAATTAAAAGAGTAGATCCACAATGAGATGTATGATATATTTGTTTAATCATTCAATATCGCATTTGTAAATTGTGACATACAATATCTACCATATTTGGAGTTGTAATCATTATTTTCTAAATGTATTTTTTTAACTCCATGAATAAAACAACATGGAAAAATAATACAACAATTATCTATGCAAGGTATTTCATAATTATCAAATTGTGGGAAAAATAATTCCCCACCAGCAAATTTTTTGGGTTTTTTATAAAAATACGTACATGCTAGAGTATCAAAAAAATAATCTGCATGTGGAAGGTAAGAATCTCCATTTTCATAATATCTAATTTTTGTAATATCAAAATTTGCTTTCAAGAATTTTAAATGGTGTGGACTTAAATTTGAATATGTTTGTGCATACTTAAATATTTTTCTATTTACTCTTAAAATGTTAGAAATATTTCTAACATTATAAATATTTTCCAAATTTAATCCTTTTGCATTTGTAGAATAATAATGTTCATTTTTATCATTTATTTTACCTGCAGCACCGTAGTTTTCAGGTACATTAAGTTTTTCCAGTTTATTTAAAAATTCAAGTTCTTCCCATATTAATTCAAGTTCTTCATCATCATATAAATTTTCAATAATTAAATGGGGAAAAGGTTCTTTTATCGGTCTTACAATTTCCATTATTTTATTAATTAAAATACTAATTTGGCACGAGATGTCTTTTTGAGAAAATTAAGTTCCGTTGCCTCATATTTAATCTTTTCTTTCAGTGGTTTTGATATGAGTTTAGGTATCGATTCAACATCGAGACTATTTTTTTCACAAAAGTATACAATTGCATCAATATAATTCATATCTCCGTGAGTCAGAACAAGATCTTCAATCTCTTGTGCGAACTTATTTGGACAATAGAATTTATTTTCGAGTACCTTTTCTAATTCATTCTCCATTCTTTGCCCCAGTATTGTGATGTATAAATTCTTTGATGTAACGAACTAATAACTTAATATAATCCCCCTTGTTTCTTTTGTCAAATACCTTCACTTCTCCACCAGGAGTGACCATAATAGTAATCAACTTAACAGGGGCAATTTCAGTAAGTTCAAAGTATGCGGAAGCATAAAACATTTCCTGAACGAAATAGTTTTCAAGCCATTCTTCGGGTTTAATCTTTTCAGAAGTCTTAAAGTCTATAACGGCAAGTTCTCCATCATATTCTCCAATACAATCGACTCTTCCGGCAAGTCCAAGATATTCAGAGTAAAGAGTTCTTTCAATCGCATGAATATTATTTATCTTATCAAGTTCTGGTTTGGCATGATAAAACATAAACTTTGAGAGAGGTTGATAATCATCCCAGTTCAGTTCCTTATTTTCCAAATAGTCCTGACAGACCTGGTGAAAATCAGTTCCTCGTGCGGTTGCTCTTTTTGTAATCCGATTTGCTTCTTCGAGTCCTATACGTTTTCTCCACTTAACAAAAATCTCACGATTGTAAAAAGAAGTCACAGAAGTAATCGATGGTACCCACTGACCATCAGGAAGATGATACAGACGAATACCATTTGTTTCTTTCTTTTCGAGTTCAAGATCACCTAAAAAATTATGATGAATAAATGTCATAAATTAAGTTCCATTTTTGCAATAAGATATTCTTTAATTAGTCCAGACCTTATGACATCATCAACACCAAACTCAACGATTCCAAATGATGGCATCGAACGAATAATTTTCATAAAATCAATCACACCATTTTTTTCATTTAATCTCACCAAATCACTTTGAGATGCATCACCACAGAAAAGAATTTTAGTATTCTCACCAACACGAGTAATTATACTATCAAGTTCGTGAAAATTCAAATTTTCCAATTCATCGACTATAATAATACAATTATCCAGAGTTGTTCCACGGATAAATGAAGTGCTCCAAAAACTAATTGTTCCTTGAGTTTTTAGATTTCCATAGAGCATTTCAAAATCAGACTCTGATGGCATTTGAAACATATACTTTACCATATTCTTATATGGAATTTGATAAAGTGATGACTTGTCTTCGTGATCTCCAGGAAGAAATCCGATTTCACGAGTAGCAACAAGAGATCTTACAATATAAATTTTTTCATAAGGACTACGTTCATTTAGAACATCCTTGAGAGCATTATAAAGTGCGATGAATGTTTTACCGGTTCCGGCACATCCATATCCAACAATATTTTGATTCAATTCATATGACTTGAAAAATTTTTCTTGATTATTGGTGAGAGGTTCAATCTCTCTCATCAATTCACTATTAATCGGTTTTTTACGTTTCATTTGTCGATTACCCATTCCAAAAGGAACCGGAGATGCAGGTTGACTTCTTTTTCTTGTCATTCTTTTTTTAGATTGGTTTTACTTTAGACCCAGGAGCCTTTGATGCACGATCTAAAACTTCATTCCATCCAGGTTTTTTCTTCACAAGTGTATCCATCCATTCACCAAGTTCCACACCAGAAGCACATCCTTCTGACCAATCTCTTTGCCACTCTGGATGATTTTCATACCATTCGGTGATATCATGAACACTCATTTCAATCACCTGCTTTTCACCAGTCTCTTTATTTACGATTGGATAAGTTGCCATTTGTTACAAATAATATACAGAGGTATTTATTCTAGTGTGATTGCGCTCTGATACTCGCAAGGGTTACAATTCTCACGAGTCCAGTTAAGAGCAGAAGAGATTGTTGGAAATTGGCAGGTGAAGATACAACGAATTGCCTCTGCGATTTCCTTGTGCTCTGCCTGAGTTCCGTGAGCACTACGAAGGTCTATGTAATGTATCCAGGACCTTATACTCCCACTCATATAAAGACGTGTTTGTGTTGCCTGTGGGAGCACAAAGCGGGCACATTCTTTTGCAACACCGGCATCTAACATTCCTTGATAAAGTAAAATTGAGTCTCTGAAATGTTTTTCAATTCGAGTCTGAAAATAAGCACTCAAATCTGCCGGTAAGTCATCGGTTGAGTTCTGACGATTTTTAGTATCCTGCCTTCGCAATTCTGGAACTGGAAGTTCTAATTGTAGTTCTGTGCTGTCGGCATATCTCTGTGAGAATTGCTGAAAGGTGAAACTACGATGACGAAGAATTTGTGTCGCAATCGCAAGTGAAGTATTGATTTCTACTGTTAGAAATGCGTGTTCAAAAATACTCCAGTGTTGATTTTTGATACAATACTTTATCAGACCCTCAAAACCCTGATTACTTTGATTTTTTGGATTACTGACACGAGCACAATATGCAATATGTTGTTCTGCATCTGGTGTGACAGAAACTAATTTAACAGATTCAGTCATGAAAACCAACTTCCCTTTAATGTTTTATAAGATTCACGCAACGATTTAGTCAATTTTTTGATTTGGGAGTATGCGTCTTCTGTGGTGATTTTTCCACTACTAGCAAGTGAAGAAATATAACCAACGTGAGTTGCATAAACACTCAAATTGTTTTGTGCCGCAATATCCAGAAAATCCCCATCTCCTGTGGGAACAGCAAATAAAAATTTTTCAAGATCTTTGTTCATTTCGTTTTTAGTCGTCATCATCCTCAAAAACCTCATCGTAATCATCTATGTCTCCAATACGTGGAGCAACCGTTTCGTATGCATAAGATTCTGGACTTGAATATACTTCTGCCTTTAGGGAATCGACCAGAAGTTCCAGATTTTTAATAATGATTTTAAGTTTATCTTGATTCATAAGTTATCATCTGTAGCAAAGATATTATAGAAGAAAACAGAGGAAATGTCAAGTTCAATATTTAATAATTTTAATCACCTATTTTGTAATAACCGTCGATTAACATTTTTATTGCTTTTTTATGGCTTATCCAAAAAGTATGATTATCCATAGTATTCATTAAAATATTTGTTTTATCATCATTACCAACATTATCATACTCATTCTTAATTTTTTCAATATCAAACCACCCCAACCCATATAAAATTGGAATATAGTTAACTGCCGTAAACATATTCCAAGAACAATGAACATCTGTTGGTCTCGGAATTCTATTTTTCCACATTTTTAAATATTTTTTTAAATTTTCTGTAAGTTTAAGATTATATTTAACTTCTCTCCAAAACGGTGTGTCTTCTTTTTTAACTAAGTAATGTGCCTGAACGTAATCAATAATGTTGTCAAATATTTCATTTATTTTTTTATTACAAGTATCAATATCATATGATGGCAAAAAATTCATAAAGCAAAATGTTTGCTGAATAACACTGCCAATAGAAGTTGCCTCTAGAGGTTCAACAAAACTTTGCGATAATCCAACAGCAAAACAATTTTTGTGCCAAGATTTTTTCAATCTTCCAGGATCAAATTTAAAAGATTTTGAAATTTCTAGTTTTTGTCCGTATGCAATTTCCATTTCTTCAAGAGCCTCTTGTTCACTAATAAATTTGTCACAATAAACATATCCATTTCCGGTTCTTGTTTGTGTTGGAATGGTCCAAGACCAACCAGCATTTCTTGCAGTTGATTTCGTATATTTATTATATTCTTCCATTTCATCTGTAGCAAATGCAATCGCACTGTTAACGGGAAGATATTGTGAATATGAAACCCACTCAACATTGTAAACTTCTCCTAAAAGAAGTTTAGAAAATCCTGTACAATCAATGTAAAAATCTGCAAAATATTCTTTTTCTTCAGATCTTATGGATAAAATTTCATCAGTGTTTTCGTCTAATAGTACACTATCAATGTCAGCAGTAACGATATCAATTTTTCTTTTTATACACTCTTTATGTAAAAATTTGTTTAAAGAAAAAGTATCAAAATGATATTGGTTTGTTGGTGAAGCATTAATATCAGAAAAACTGTAAAGAGCAATTTCATTTTTCCAAGATTTATATGGTTGTAATGTTGCTGGAGAATAATTATTTGCAATTATATGAGCATATACATAAAAATAATCTTCATTTAAACTATTATATGGTCCCACAATACTGTGCATAAAATCTTGATCTGCCCAATTTTCAAAATATACACCAATCTTAAAAGTTGCGTTACATTCTAAAATAGAAGCAAGTTGAGGTATACCAACAAATTTGCAAAATTCTGCCCAATGTTCTGTTGAACTTTCTCCAACTCCAACTATTCCTATTTTAGAAGATTCTATTATTGTTATATTTTTTTGAGGAAACTTAGTTTTAAGCATTAATGCGGATATTAATCCAGCGGTTCCTCCACCAACAATTGTAATACTATTAATATTTTTCATCAATGTAACAAAACTGTTTATTATATATCAACACAAAACTTTAATATTTAATGATTTCAAAGACACCATCTTTTTCTACAAGTGCAGAGCAAGTATCTGTCCAATCTCCGGCACACATATAAGTCGTTCCCTGATACTCACGAATATTTGCATGATGAATATGTCCGGCAATCACACCATCATATTCTCCAATTCTTCTTACGTGATGTATCAAATCCATTTCATACTTATCAATAAACTTTTTACCTCTTGGAATTGATTTGAGAAAATTAATCAAAGAAAAACCAAAAGTCTTGTTTAGAAAAATATTCAGAGGTGTGATTGTTTCATATCCCCAGTTCATAAAATATTGCTTCCAGGAACCAGATGAGAACTCAGAATAAAAATCACCATGAATACATAAAAACTTTCTGTTTTCTGTGCTGTGATGAATATAAGAATCACAGATAATAAGATTTTGATGTAGATAAAAAGAACTGGTATTTACATATTTTCTTGCGACTGCATCGTGATTACCAAGAATATAAACAACTTCTGTTCCTTTTCTGGATAATTCTAAAATTTTTTCAACTGCTTTTGTATGTTGAGTTTTCCATAGAGTATTATATTTTTCTATACAATATATGTCTATAATATCTCCAACCATTACAAGTTTTTTTGTATCAAGTTGATTTAGAAACTTGAGAAACTTTTCAACATTACATCGGTCGGTTCCCAAATGAACATCTGAGATGAAGACAGTATCGTGAGTCATCGTTCTATGTAAGAAAGTGTATGGTTTGTTGAGTGAAGTTGTGAATAATCATATCACAACCCAATTTTGGATCGGAATCTCCACATGTGTAGCAGTCTACTGCTGCTTTTCCTTCTTCTGGCCATGTATGAATGCTAATATGACTTTCTGCGAGTAGGCATATTACAGTTGCTCCTTGCGGATCAAATTTTTTAAAAACTGTTTGAAGAACTGTTGCACCACTTATAACTGCTGCTTCTTCGAGTAACCTTACAAGATAATGCTCGTCATTCAAAAGAACAAACGAGCATCCATACAGATTAAGTAAGTAGTGCTTTCCCATTAGTCTACCGGATCTTCTTGTGCTTCTTTAATCAATGAACTCACATATGACTCGGTTCCGTCCATTGTTTTCACAGCAAAAAGAGGAGACTTCATATATTGCTTAACTTTTTTATATTTTTTCAAGAGTTTTGATACTTCATCATCATCAAGAATTACTTTTGCTTTATTGTTTTCAAATCCTGCAGTCATCTTTTTTTCTTCTTCTCTGGTGTTCTATATCCCCACGACCTGGGACTTATTGTTCCATATCCATATTTAATCTTTTGGAGTGCTCCTGGACCGTATTTATCATAATACATATCAAAAATATTTACCTGTTTACTCGCACGGCAGAGATCAAGATATTCTTTACCTTCGGACACATACCAAACCAAATATGCATCAAGAGGAAAAGTTTTATCTTTTGTATCTTCCAGTTTTGTTTTTTCGAGTAATATATCACATCCATACTGAGAAGGTAGAATTTCGGATTGTTTTGAATCTGATTCCATTTTGCCCTTCTTAATAGTGTTTTTATTCACAATACTTTGACTCATCAAGAACGTCCTCCCCATACAATATCAGGATATGCCTCTTTTACATTTTCGAGACTAATCTTATATTTTGTCTGAAGTTTTTTATCCTTTACAAGACATAGCACTTCAGATTCTTTGGAGTGTAAACCTTGAAGCATATTGATAAACATCATCTCTCTACGAGTTGTAGAAAGATTATGATTACCACCCTTTACAAAATGATAAAGATTTTGATATTCTCTTCTTAATGAAGTTCTTCCTTTTCCCTCAAGATCCTGCATTGTGGCAGCCTCACCACCATTTGCCTCACGAATCAAGTTATCAGAAAGATTACCGGAATAAACATTCTGATCCTTTAGATCACCATAAGGAACATCTCCTTCGGGAAGAAGAGATATTACGGTTTCATCAAAGTTCCAAATCAAAATGGTCTTTAATGAATCATGTTCATAGGTCTTGAGAACCTCAACTTTCTTTGCGTTTGACCTTTGTTTAGATGCTAAATCTAAAATCTCAAAGATAAATGGGTTGGGAGGAAGAGTTTCAATTGGTTTTTCACTCGTCGTTGTCTTCTTCTTCGTCGTCGTCATCGTACTCGTCATAATTGTTTTCAAATCTTACAGATACTACTTCATCGGGAATTATTTGTCCATTTTCATCAAAAAACTCTGGGTGCAAATATGGAGTTCTTGTTTCGAGAGCATGTCTATATGCCAACCATCCTATAACTCCACCAACCATAAAAAATAACAAAGTAAGCATTGAAAAAAATGCGGTTACATATGCTGGTTCCATTTTTCTTCTCCAGAGAGTTTATTTTTTTCTTATATCAAAGTGAAATTCAATAAAGAAATCAAACTCTCTCTGAAAGAGTGTAATCATTTTTCCAAACTTCACTTGAAAAGTTTTTGGTGCTAATGATTCTCTCCTCCTATTTCGAAGTAAAAGTTCAACACCCCGATTGATTTGGTGTTCATTTTTATTTATATCTACATCGTCATAGTCCATCAAATCATTTTTTGTTCTCTTAAATATTGAATCGTATCAGAACATCCTCCAATATGTTGTTCATCACAAATCACTTGAGGAAAAGTTGAACCCTCTCCAAACTCTGCATAAAATTGATTTCTATCAAAGTCTCTTCCAAGATTATAAACTACATATTTGAGTTC